TATTTGGAAGTTGTCTAAATATATTTTTAAGTTTTAACATATTATTATAATTTAAAATGATAAAATAATATTATAGTTTAAAAGATTAAATAATTATTTAATTATTGTACGATTTAATAAATCTAAAATATTATCTAATTTGCTGTTTAAATTTTTTATATCTTGTTGAAGTAGTGATATTTTTTCTTCTGTTGTTTCTTGTTTATTAGGTATTTTCTTAAATAATTTAAATATATCGTTATCATTATCATTATCTTTTTCTATTTCTTCCATTTCTAATTTAATTTCATTTGCTTCATTTTTATTATAGAATTCATTTTTACCCCATGTCACATTTTTTTTAGGACTTTCTTGCTCTTTATTACCCAAATCAATTACTTGGTTTTGATAAATGGTATTATCAATATCTGAATTTTCTATTTTTATATATTTTAGCCTATTACCATTATTATTATTTTGAATAGGTTGTACAAATTTATCAGTTTTTACAGATGTTTCTTGTGGTTTTAACCAATTATCTACACTAGAATTCTCAATTAAATTATTATTATTATTCCTATTTATTTGTTCAACATCATAATTTCTTTGGGCAGTTATTTCTTGTATTGCTTTTTCCATTTCACTTATTGGTCCATCATCTAAACTATCAGTAAATTTTGGTACTGGAGGAACTGGTAAAGACATCGCACTTGTAAACTCTTCTTGGCGCTTATTTAAATCTTTGTCAAACTGACTTCTTCTATCGTTTTGAATTTCTTCATATGTTATTAATTCATTCACATTATTTGGCGTCTCATTCGATATTTTAATTTTTTTTATTTCTGTAGACATACTATTTTTTATAACCTTATTTGAGTGATTTAATACTAACATAATATATTTTTTATTTAATTCTACCAAATTATTTGATTTCTTACTTTCAATATCATAAAATCCCCTGATATTACTAGTAAATAAATTAAACATATTTTCTTTAAAGTCGAGTGATTGGTTTTTTATAATATCTTCATCACTTATTACATCCCATAATATTTTAACATTGTCCTTATTTAAAAAATTTGTTATCATTAATATAAATTATATAAAAATCTATTTATATAATTTTACGCAGTTTAAATCATAATATATAAGCTATAATATTATAGTGAATCATTAAAATAAATCTTTCTAAATTTTTGCATATATTCATCCTTTAATATATGAGTTTTTAAATAATGTTCTGTCATTTTCCCTTCAAGCATATGAACAATAAAAAATAATGAATATATTCCACATTCTGTATTTCCATATTGATGCTCTATACCTTCATTACTATCAAATTTAAATACTATTTTGGGTTTCAAAGCCATTCCTTGTTCTTTTATTCTATTTACTAAAGCCATTATCTCCTTTGTAGGTTTATCTCCAGTACTATCAAAGAAAAAGATATGCTTCTTTTTAATATTAATAAACATTGATATCCAATGTTGGCCTGGTTTATCATGTGGGTCTGTATTAAATATAATACCAATTTTTGTCTTGCCGTTTTTAATTTGCTCAGCTAAATTAAAATTACATAATTCTTCCCAAACACATTCACCATACATTTTTCTTGTATCAAAATCAATAGGGGTTGGGCCTATAAAATCAAAACATTTATATGCTTTTTCATATTGTTTCATTACTTTCATTATATCAATACTAGATAACCATTCATTTGGATTTTTTTTCCATTCATCTGGTGATTCTGGAGCAAAAGAATCGCTCATTTCACTACTTACTGGTCCAAATTCTTTTTTTTGTTTTATCCAACATGACTCTTTATTACATACACCGCTTAAATATTCTGTTAATTTTTTATGTATCTCTTTTGTGTTATTTGTATTTATTTTAATATCAGGATGTCTAGCATTCCATAAATCGCGGAGCTTATATAATGATTTATCTGTGTAACAAGTAAAATTATTCATTTCCTTTTTATCTTTGGGACTACAATTAACATGTTGTAATTTTTTTTGTCTAGAAGAACCAACTTGTTTATTTCTCCTAGATTTATTTAAGTAAACTCTATTTTTCTTTTTTGTTAATATCCTCTTTGTTCTATTTTTTTGAGTTATTGATTTCATCATATTTATTAGTGATATTTTTCTTTTTATTTATACCTTTTAATTTTAATTCTGGATCATTTAAATTAATTTCTTTTTGTTTTGGCATTATTAATTTCTCTTCAACCTTTGTAGTCTTTCTTTTTACAAATTTATCTAAAGGAGGTGTTGTAATTTTAATTGAACGCATCAAAAGTTTATTGGCTTCCTCTTCTGTTTTTAAATTATCATCATCTAATTCTTGAATGTTACTTATATCAGGCTCTTCATTTAAATTTTTATATTCTTCTTGATTCAAATCATTGTTATCAATTGTTTTAAAATAATGAATACAAGAATGAATAAAATTATCATAAGCATATTTTACATCTGGTAATAAATCTTCAGGTTCTTCTTTTGTTATCAATAATTCTTTAAATAAATTATAAATTCTTTTTTTATAAAACTTTCTCTCTTCCTTATTAATTGATTTTGCTTTTTGGTTTTTCACATGTTTATTAAACATTTCTTTATTTAATAAACAATCTAAAGTTACTTGATTTACAAAAGCTTCCGACATATATATTTCATTTAAATATATAATTTTATTTTTACGCTTCTAGTTTATTTTATCAAGAAAATAAATACATAGGAACTTTTTTAAAAATATTATGTCAAATTGCCTAGGCAAATTTATATAATAAAAAAATTGATTTAAATATTAAAATTAATATTATTCATAACAATAATAAAAATGATATATACTTCTAAGTTTTTAACTGATAAATTAGAATTATTCTATGAAAGACATAAACATTGTTATAAAGTTTTAAAAAAAATTATAAAAAAAATGATGGATGATTGTATTTATATAAACGGAGAAGGATTGGAAAGACATAATTGGGGCGATGAACCGAAAAAATTAAAATATATTCCAAAAGATAAAGAAGATATTGATTTTGAAAAGAAATTATTAGAAGCATTATCTAAAAATGAATTTGAATGTATTGATAAATATATTAATGAAATATGTTGGGGTGATGTCCAATCAGGAAAAACAAATCACGCATGTATAATTATGTGGTTTTCTGTATTTATTCTTAGAAGACCAGTATTATATATTTTTAGAAATATTAGTATCGATAAACATAATTTAAAAGATGATATAAGATTAGAAGGAGAATATAGTTTTAATATTAAATATATTAAAAGTTTCTTTGCCGAAATGAATAAAGAATTTATTGAAAAATATGGTGATGAACAATATAAAGATTATAAATTGCCTGATTTAATAGATATTAATACTAACGGTGTAATAGATAAATTATCAAATAAAGCTAATATGCGACCAACTGATATTTATTGTTGTTTAGCAAATGATACACAATTAGATAGTATTAATAATGAGTTTACTAAATATATATCTGATTTTGATGAATTAGTTAATATAACATTATTAGTAGATGAAGCAGATTTGATGACTCCTACAGCAAGAAATGACAGAATTTCTACAAATAAAAATGAAAATAATACTGTTTGCGAAAGATTATTATCAAAAATATATAAAAAAGTAAAATATTCATTAAAAATTACTGGAACAGTACAAAGTTTATTAACTAATTATACAACAAAATTATCAGATGAACAACATATAGAAATTAAGCCTTCAAAAATTCATAAAATGAAGAGACATAGTGATTACTATGGAATTATGAATAATAAAATACATATAAAAACTGAAGAAGAAATACCAGAAAATGAATTAACTCAAGAACAAATAGAAAAAAAGGAAAATAATGGTATACATCCAAAAAGACCTATAGTTGATGAATTTTGGAACAAACCAAAAGTAAAATATACCCTTTTTAAAAATTATAAGATTAATATTAAAAAAATTTTAGATATAATAATTAGTAGAGATTTATCAGCAGATAAATATAAAGAAAACCAATTTAATTTGGTTCATAAAATTATAACAGATTATAAAAATATATTTGTTATTTTGTTTCACGGCGATTGTTTAAGAATATATTTATCAAAACAATATGAAGATGAAATTTTATATTTATCACAAAAAGAAAAAAGACTATTTTATGTAAAAGGTATCCATGGTTCATCAGTAGATAGTGAAAATGGTGAAAAAATACCAAATAATTACTGTTATTTTGATATAAATGTGAAAAAGAAAAAAAATCTTAAGATTTTTACAATTAAACAAGTTTATAAAATACTAGCAATGTTGTTTCTTGAAAGTAGAAAACCAATTGAATGTAAAACGGTTGTTACTATATCTGGTAAATATGCTGATAGAGGTTATTCATTTACTAGCGATGATTATGGAAAATATATATTTCATTTAACAGACCAAATATACTTTTCACATTCTAGTATTATATGTACTATTCTAGCACAAAGTTTACGGCTTCAGGTAAAAACAAATGATATAAATTTAAAAAATGGACTTTCACAATTAACATTATGGACTACTAAAGAATGTGAAAAAACTATCGATTTTTATGTAAAATTTTTGACCCCTTTGGAAAAGGAACTTATGATTTGTGAAAATAATGAAGAAATAATACAATTACTTGAAAAATATATATACAGTAATTCTGATAATTTTAAAAAATATTTCGGAAGTTTAGATAGTAAAAATAAAATGAAAAATATAATAATTCATAATCATTATGAAAAAAAATATAGTGCGTTTGGGTTAATATATATTAAAGATTTGAATGAAGATGATATTAAAGAATGGATTCAGGAACAAAATAATAAACGTGATGAAGGGAATAAATTACCTGAGTATAAATGTGTTAATCAAATTATAAATTTCTCAAAAGAAGATTTTATAAAAGAAAAAGGTGTTTTGGAAAATATATATGATGAACCCCCACCAGAAGAGTATAGTGAAACTAATAAAAATAAAAAAACATCAAAAGTTTTTGATAGTAAAAAAGATTATTTTGATTTTATTCATTATCATCAGTTACCTAAAACTAAATATTTTAAAGATAACGAAGAAGAAAATGAATTTATAAAAATAACTGTTGCTAGTTCACCGAAAGTATATAAATTTGATGAGTTAAAAAATGAAATTAAAAATTTTAGTAAAGGGGTAAATTTAGGGTTTTGTCCTGATGATGCAATTGGTAAAACAAGAAGTAGATTATATATTGGTTATGAAGATATTAATAATAAGGATACTATAAAGCTTATACTTAGAGTGTCTACAATTAAAGACAAGCAAAAAGTATTGCCTCGTCAAACAATAGATATTAAAGAAACACCATATATTTGCTATGATGATATAGTTGATTATACTATTTTAAAAGATGAATATAAAACTCAATTACCAGATAAATATTATTTTATAACACCTACTGGATGGTTATATTTAAGGGATAATAATATCAATAGTAATGTTTCATTAAATATTATTCAATCTAGTAGAGCGAACTTAATTGTAGTTCCAGATGAAAATATTATAATTGAAAATATACCTCACCCTACCATCAATAGTGATGT